CCTTTTCTGACGCTGCCTTTGCCCTTTTTTGCGGCTACGTTGGGGATTCCGTGCTCACGTCCAAGCGCTAACCGGCTGCCCTTGTCTTCAGGATCGCATACCATCCACTCAACCTCACGCCCTGCCAAAATGCTCTTAATGGCTCGCGCGTGTTGGCTAAGCGTTTGCTCTGCTTTGTAATGTTCAGCGATGACGTGCAACGTATCATCCGACGGATCGAGCGCGCATAGCAAATACGATGCTGGGGCCCTTGTACCAAAATCCATGCAGCTATACAGCGCCCAATCCTCCGGCACTGTGTAAGCCGGTACGACGTGCGCAGATCTTGACCACTCGGTGAATACCCGGCCCTCTAACTGCGTGAACTCACCACGGTCCCGCGCTGCCCGCTCGCCAGCGTTGACGCCCCGCAGCAGCCGCGCCCGCTTGTCCTGGTCGATGTGGGGGTTGTCGCCACCGTGCAGGAAGTGGATCGCGCTGCCCTCGTCCGGGTCTGCGACGAACCGGCGATGGACCCACGTAAAGC